CCCCGTCACGAGCGTGGTTTCGACGACGCCTCCCAATGTGCGGTCGGCGTTCACCGCGGCGGCGACGGAGGTGACGCCGACGGGTTCCATGAGGGAGAGGAGGAGTTCTTGGGCGCCTTCCACGTCTGGAGTGTTCACCCTGGCGCGGATGACGAAGTTCATGTCGCTGTTCCCGCGTCCATACGCGATGCTCTCTTGGAACGGGTCGGCCGGGTACACGTCCAGCGCGGGCGGTGTTGGATTCCAGACCAGCATCGGGTTCACGGCCAGATCAGCCAGACCGGGTGCCGCAGTTCCGGGTGACGTCGTACCGCCCGTGAGAGCGAAAGCGATCTGATCGGCGAGTGCCAGCATGATCTCCGGCAACGTCGCCACTCAGGAGATCCCCCAGGTGCTCTTGAGCGGGCCGAGCTTCTGCGCGTGGCGATCCCATGAATCCTTCGCGGTGTGGACGACGGCTTCTGTCCCGAGCCCGATGAGGCCGAACGGCGACTCGGACTGTTGCCAATGCTCGACCGCCCGGTCGAGGTTCACGTCCTTCGCCAATGCCGGGTATGGCGTGCCGAAGTCGATGGTTCCCGAGCCGTTGCACTCCGAGTTGATCTCATAGGCGGCAGCATCGAGGCAGACGTCCATCGCGGTTCCCTGCGCGGGCGACGGGTTGCGTAGATGCAGCACCCTGGCGAGTTCTGCGCTGTCTGCGTATGCCACCGCCGCCCTCCCTTCCCTCGGTGTGTCAGCGGGGCCGCCGGCAGTCGAACACGGCCCCGCTGACTCTCTCCCCAACCCCTTAGCTCAGGTGGAGGAACCTCTGCGTGTCGAACACGCGGGCCGCGAAGGCGCCGATGACGCCGACCTCCATCCCGCCGATCGCCGGCTCCACAGCGCGGAGCTCCACAGGAGCCCCTGGCGTTTCTCCGACGAGGAACGCTGACGCGTCTCCGAGGATCGCCGTACCAGGGGCGAACCCGTACGAGCCGACAACACGGAACCCGGAGAAGTTGCCGGTCATGCTGCCGATGTCGAGGCTCCCGATCGCGGACATCTGGACGACGTCGCTCGTCCCGACGGCGGCGAGGTTGAAGAACATGTCCGCCGACAGGTACAGCGTGTCCGTCCTGGCCCTTCCTGCGGTCGTGGTGTAGATGTCGCCTGCCCCGCCGATCGCTGCGGCGCGCCACTGGCCGAAGTCCTCCGTTCCGGCGGTGCCGAGCCTCGGGCTAACGGTGCCGGCGGTGCCGGAACCTGCTGCGCCTTCGAGCTCGTCGCAGGCCGTGTCTTCGGTCTGGCGTGCGTACGCCTCGGCGGCGAGGTCGAACCACAGCTGCAACGCGTCGGGGGTCGACCAGTTGATGGTCTGCCATGACAGGTTGCCGCCACCGATATAGGTGCCCGCGGTGAGCGTCTTGAGCTCGACTTGCATCTCGGCGGTGCCGCCCTCGGTCTTCTCCGTCGACTGCAACAGCACCTCGGGCCGCTGCGCGATCTTCGGGTACGTCATCGTGCCCCGCGACAGGTCGACCGACCGGGCGGAGTTCACGACCGGCCGGGAGCCGTTGATGATGTCGAGGATCTGCGCCATGTGGGTCGGCGGCAGCAGACCCGGCACGTCCTCGGTCAGGGTGTGCTCGACCCGCTCGAGCCGCTCCTGGGCTGCGTGCCTGATCTTCTCGGTGTCGCCGTAAGAACCGGCGGCGGCCGCGAGCAGACGCGGGTTCGTGGTGATGAGCCGGTCGCGGGCGAACTGCGCAAACGTCCGGTACACCACTTCGCCGTTCGTTGCCGGGAGGTCGGCACGGACGGGCTCGGGTTCGCGGACACGGATCAGAGCCGACGACGTCGTGGCCTTCTCGGCCCGCTCGAGATCCCCGGTGAGCTCGTCGATCTGGCTGTCGAGCTCGGGGATCCGGGTGCGGTACCGGGTGAGTTCCTCGTTCTCCGTCGCGGACGGGTCACGGTCGTCGTCGTTGACTTTCTTGACGACGTCTTCCTGCATCCGCTGGACGGTCTCGCGCTCCGACAGGAGCCTCGCGAGGCGTTCGCGGGTGTGGGTCATTGCGGGTGTCACGGTTCCTCCGTTCAAGATTGGTGGTGCGTGTCTTGACGGGGTGCCGCCCTCGGGCCAAAATCCGCGGGTGCCGCTTTGGCGGGGTGCGTGGATGCTGGTTCGGCGGGGTGCCGTGTCTGGTCAGGATGATAGAGAGTTGTTCGGGCATCGGCCGGGAGAGAACCGCACACGGCCTATGCTCCGACCGGAAGGGCGATGGCGCTGAGGCGGACGACCTGACAGACGGCCCCAAAGGCATAGGTAGCGTCAGCACCCGGAGAATAGATCTCCGCATGCACGGTGTCGCCTGCGGCGAGCGTCCATCTGAAACTCGCGCTCAGCCGGCGGGCGGTCATGGCGTGAGCCTTTCAGGGACGACTATCCCGACCTTCGCGAGCCGCTCCGCCAAGTCAGGGTCGAACACCGGCACAGGCTCCGGGGGCTGGGTGCGGACAGCGAGGACGGCGGCGTCCTTATAGGCGGGACGGCCCGTCCGTACTAGAGAGACTTTGTCGAGGTGGGCGCGGTGACGTTGCACGACGCCGTTGACGCGCGGAGACTTCCCCATCGGCTTGGCCTCCAGCGACACGCCGCGGAGCAGCCCCTCCTTGACGAGGCTGAGGGCTTTGTCGCCGTCGGCGTTGTCATGAACCCGGAACGTCCCCTCGAGGCCGTCTTCGGTGTCTATGAGGGTGACGCCGTGCCCGATGATGCCTTGCAACCCCTGCTGGTGCTCGAAGTTGAGGAACACCTCGATGCGCGATGCTGCGGTCAATTGTTTGTCGAAGGCGCCTCTCATCCACATCTCGTCGTAGGGGTTGTAATGCGGCGGATCAGCGACCCTCGCGATGGTGTTGTACGGGACGACGCGAAGGTCGATTGTGCGGCCGTCGCCCTCTTTCAACTGGACGGGGAACTCCCTAATCAGGGTGTCGTCGGTCATTGTGCTGTCACCTCCATGCCGGTGATCTGGGCGGGCCGTAGCGGCTGAACATTCGTAGACGATGCGACAGAAGGCTCCGTGAGGGCGTCGAGGGCTTCGCCCTGCTCGAGAGGCGGCAGCCGGACGACAGCCGCGCGGGCTTCGTCGACGGTGACGATGCCATCAGCCAACAACTTCGACCAAGACGTGACGAGATCGGCGAACGACGGAGCGAGGACATCCCTAGCGTCGAACTCCACCCAGGAACCCCTTGGGAGCATCTGCGCGGACAACGCCTGCGAGATCCTCATGCCGGCGGGGCGAAGCTCGGTGCGCCACCACTCCTCCACGAGCATCTCAGGCGACTGGTAGGTCAGTCCGCCCGCTAGCGGCATGTTGATCATGTGCGGCGGCACACCGAACGCCGACGCGATCACACGCGACTCGAACTCCTGCCCCTCCAACAGCATCAGATCCTTCGGTGAGAACGCCAACTGCTCGAAGCTGATCTCGGGTGGCAGCACGGCGGGTTTGCCACGCCTCATCTGCGTGGCAACTTCCCATTGCGTCTGGAGCAGAAGTGCTTGTTGCGCCTCAAGCTTCCTGTCCGACTTCAGGATCGCGTTCGGGACACCGCCAGCCATGAATTGCTTCCCGAGCTCGGCCGAAGTGATCGCAGCCGCCATGTGAGGCGCATACGACTTCAACGCCGAGGTGCCGCGCAGACCGCCCCTGGGGTCGCGGCTGATCTGCACCACGTCCGCCGGGTCGAGCGGCACCGACGCCGACCTATATTCGCGCCGGCCGCGGTTCAGCGTCACACCGACCTGGGCGGGATCCAACACCGTCCATGCCGACGGGAACCCGTTCGCATATCTCGACGTGATGTACAGGAATGCGTCTCCCCATCCATACATCGACCATGCGGCGGCGAAGACGGCGTCTCCGATGCCGTTCGGGTACCAGTTCGGATCCGGGTTCGACGTCCAGGCGGGCTCGAAGCCGCCGAAGAACCGCATCGGCATCGACGCGATCTGCTGGCAGTTCAGTTGCAAGCAGCGGTTCGCGACCCAGACCCGCTCGAGCAGGCGGGGTGAGAACCCTGAGCCGGAGAGGGTGTCCCAGAACGCGGCGACGTCAGGCCAGATCCCCGTGTCTGTGTCGACGTCGGTGCGTTCGACGATGTCCGTCCTATCCCTGCGGAATGGGTTCCTCACAGGTTCACCATATGACGATGTCGCCGCCCGGTTGGCTCATCGCCTGCGACAACGCCAACGTCCCAGCCACCAACGGCGAAATATCGACCGACGAGTTCTTCCTCGACCACGCCCACGCATCCCCCAAAGGACGCGTCTTCGCACCCCTGACCGCCGCTGTGAGCTCGGGCGTCCCGAGATGCCGCAGCATCTTCTCGTTCACGGCGTCGACCAGCTGGCCGCAAGCCGCGGTGTGCTCCCCAGCGGTGACGGTTTCGACCTTCACGTCCTGCTCATGCACCGCATACAAGATCGACAACACAGGCCCATAAGCATCGCACACAACCACGGACGGAGCGTGTCTTTCCACAAGCTGGGCGAGGCGTTTCGGCAGCCAAGCCGTCCCTGTTCGGTTCTCGAGCACCTCGACATGCCAGAGCCCGTCAGGCCGGCGGCCGGCGGCGCAGATCGACGCGTTCCGCTCCGGCCCGACATCGAACGCGAGACAGACCGGGTCTAGTACTTCGCTGTCTGGGTCGGCGAGGTCGGCCCAGTCCTCAAGGCTGATCTCCTGCTGAGCCGTTCCGTCAGTCCTGGGCCAGTCACCGACGCCCATGCGCTCAACGGCGAAGCCGCGGGGGTTCATGGCGCGGCGTTCCTTCTCGACCCAATCCGCCGTGATCCTGATGCCGAGGCTTGGGTTGGCGGCGGCGATCGTGTCCTCGTCCATCATCGACGAGATCGACACGTCGTTCGGGCTGTCGAAGTCGGCCGACCACTCGAAATACGCCAACGAAGGGTCGCCGACCATACCACGCTCCCTGACCCTGGCCCACACGACGCCGTTCTCATGTACCTCCTGATCAACCGCCGACCCTGCATACCAGACCTGCGGGTTAGGCATCGCCGACAATGACGGCAGCAACGCATCATGGGCGTACTCCGGCAGGAACATCGCCTCATCCAAGATCAGGCAGTCACACGAGAACCCGCGGCCGGCGCCCTTCGACCGTGTCCGGTAACGGATCCGCTGGCCCGACCGGAACACCAACGCCTCCTGGCCGTTCGTGTTCCGCACACCACCCCTACCCTTCAACTCATTGTGCAGGCCGCCCTCCTCGAGAGACTCCAACATGCGGCGCAT